CATTAGTGTCAGAAACAATTGCCTCATTTACAATATCTTCAATGGCACTATCCGCTTCTGGATGAAGTGCCATTTCACGATATCTCTTAATGAGATCAAACTCGGTTCGATATACTCCCTCAATATCTACATAAGAACCAAAAAAACCACTACTCATATAGTGGTCAACCCCGTCCTCATTATTAGGAGGAACGGGGGAAACCGCTGTGGGTGATAGTGGTTCAGTGTCCTCTATTGAGAACCCAAACAGTTTTGCCATAATTTATTAAATCGTTGTTCTTAAATACTATTTATTATCCGTTAGGAGTGCCAGCCGCAACGATATTAAATGATTGAACTTGGAATTCTACTGTGAATTCTTCAATAGCATCAGATGAATCGTAAGAAAGATCAATCTGAGAAACATTTGTTGGGAAAATATCAACAAATTCATACTCAGCAAGAACAGCATTTGATGCTCCTGCATTGTTTTGACTGCTTGCTACAGAACCTCTTCCCAGTTGGAATACTCTTGCATTAACCATATAAGAACTTGGATCAGTTGCTCCAAGATTATTATCAAGTTTAGCAATCTGTTCCGACCATGCTTCGAATGCTCTTCTCAGTCTAAATCCTTCATCATTGATGACTGTAACTGTCCAGACATCAATAGTTCTGTCTCCAGCAACTTTAAAACTTCTTCCTCTAAAAGGAACGTCAATAGACGCAATGTTTTGTGCTGGTAAAGCAGCCGACTTACACATATATCTGAAGTTGTCTGCATCCCAATCAATACCCGCAGGTAAAGTTGTTAATTCAACCTCAAATAGATTGGGGCGGGCACCGCCGCCAATCAGTGCAGATTTAAATTGAGAAATTGTTTTATTTTCTCTAGATGTTGCCATGGTTTTCTCCTCCTTTTGTTATTTAGATAAACCTAAATCAAACTCTGCCAACGACTTCTTCGAAACTAACGCCTGTGCGTGTAGCAACGAAAGTAAGAGTGACGTAGTTAATGGACTTCGCAGGTTTCAGGAAGATATCTGCCCTGAATTCATTGTTATCAATAACATCAGGAGTGTTGTTTGTGCTATCGCAAACAACGAGGAATCCATAAAGACCTCTCTTTGCCTGAACATCACGGAGGTAAGGTTCAACAATGTTTCTGAAGTTTGCTCTTGTTAACTCATCATTGAGTTCGAAGAGTTGTGCTTCTGCTGCCTTTTGAAGTGCTTGCTCAACTGTCAAGAACAAACGGCGAACGTTAATTCTATCGAATGCGGAAGCATAACCAAGAGCAGTCTTATCACCAAATAGGAGGGTTCCTAAACCAGGTTGTGTAATAACAGAGTTAATTCTCTGTGGATACAACTTATCTCTTTGGTCTTTATTTGGATTGTAAGCAAGTTTAACAGCATTGTTAATAATTCCACGTTGCTGACCAGCAGGTGAGAACCATGGATAAGCAACGAGGTTTGTTCTTGCCATCAATCCAGCAACGTCAGCATTACATGGAACGTAGCGGAACTTGTTATTGAAGCGATCATAAGTGTACTTATAACCACTATCAAATACCGCGTATGATGAAGATGAGAGAGAACTGAAGTAATTAATCAGATTGTTTGTTTGATCTGTTGAATTGGTAAGACCAACCAAGTTTGCTCTGTGTGGTCCAATAGTAGCAACACAGTCTTTTCTGCTATTAGCAACAGAAATCAGGTAGTTTGCTTTTGCCTGTGAATCTGATTCTGCATCAAATCCAGGACCCATGATCAGATAATCGACTTCGATTTCTTCTTTATTTGAGAACTTACCGTATGATGTGATGATATCACCCAGACCTGGTTTCATTCCACCAGCAGCAGAGTAGTCAACACCACCACCAAGGGTATAAGATACGTTTCCAATAGCACTGAATGTGATATCCTGTGCGTTTTGTCCCCAGAGACCATCTCCAGTTGTGATTGGAGTGAATGAGGTTGAGAATCCAGTTGCTCTTGGTTCTGTATTCCAATAAGTATCAGCAGCGTTGGATGGATTTCCACCTGCGTAGATATTCGCTGAGAAATCTGCGAGATATCCTTCGTACCAATTTTTCTGAGGAGCATTTACATTTGAAACCGCATCAAATGCCTTAGAAAGACTTACGTGCTTCTCAAGGATATTTCCTTGAATTCCAGTAATGCTACCGAGGTCATCTACAACTACAATGTGTAATGCGTCATTCTTTCCATTTCTGTCTAAAGAATAAACGTTAGAAATTGGTTTTGGAGCAATCTCTTTCCAATAGACAATCGAGTTTGTCAGTCCAAGAGTTTGCTGATCGTACCAGTCAATAGCAGAAACTGGTGTAGCACCTGTATCGCCAAGACTTCCTGTTGGAACTCCAACTGTATTGACGAATCTAATGGTGTCTGCAGTATCGAAAGCCGCAAAGGCAGAACTTTCAGCATAGTTGATTGGAGTTTCTGATCCAGCAGCGGAAACTCTAGAAACAACTTTTACATCAAAGGAACTATTTCCATTGGTTGAGTCTGTGGAAACACCAGTAATAATTCCTTTCAGGTATCCATTGAATGGAGTGGTTGTTCCTGCTCCAGGAATGGTTACGTTGCTGAGTGCAGCAGTGACCGCAACACCAATCGTAGCACCATATGATCCAGGATCTGTGGTATTAATACCGATTATCTGGTCTGCTAAATCATCGATGAAGCAAACTTTTAAACTATTTGCCCAACTTCCTGGGTTCTTAGCAGCAAAAGTAAAGTCTGTTGCTTCAGAGTGATTGTTGATGTAATCGTCGTAGTTGTCGATTCTCAGTGAACCTGTTGAAGCTGCGTTTACACCAGCATTTGCGTTATTTAAGGTGCTTCCGCCAGTTCTACATACCTTTAAAACACCACCATAAGAAAGGTAAGAAGCAGCACTCATCCAGTACTCGTACTGAGCATCAGTTGAAAGTGGCTTACCAAACACATTGATAAGATCTTGCTCTGTAGTAATATCAATTGGTTCGTCAACTGGTCCAAGTGGGAAAGGTCCCGCAATAGCACCAATGTTATCTAATACATTATCAGCTCTTCCTACTGTTAAGTCAACCTCCCTTACCAATACGCCGGGAGATAATTGAGGAGTCGCCATGTTTTTCTCCGTGATCTCAGTTTATCTGAAAATATTTATTAAAATGTTACTTTTCATAGGGGAAATGTGACGTGAACTACCAATCTGGATATTCCCATCTGTCAAAAATGTTGCTGGTCATCTTACTAGTAACAATTCTCTTGATAGTGCAGTCCTTACACTCATAAGAATATGATGATGCTACAGGTCCTCTATCTTTTCTTGTTCTATAAAATCCTTCTATCAAATTTTTAACTTCACCACAAACTCTACATCTTCTATCTTGAAGTAAAAGATGTCCTAATTTTATCTGCCCATCTAAATCCATTATGACAAATAATCCCACATATAAGATCTATCGCCATACTCGTCAGTAAACCACCTATCCCCATCACTATCAACAAAACTATCAGTTCCTAATCCATCATCCATAAATCCAAATGGTGCCATATCCTGTTCGATTTGATTTTTCTGTTCCTCATATAATCTTTTACGAACATCTTGGTCGGTTAGTTCTTTAAAATAATCTTGAGCAACTAACCAAGCATAAATGACGAGACACATTGCAAGGTCATCATTACATCCTTCTTCTGCCTCAAATGAGTTATGTTTTTGGATGAAGGTTGTCAGTTCTGAAATAATCTCATAGTCATTAAAGATGAGTTTATCTTCCTCAATCATTGTTTTAAGATTGAGAGATCCAACTTTCTTTACAGTTTTAGACATCTTAACGCCAAGTTGCGTTTTCTTTCCAGAAAAACCTTGACCAACAATTTGACCTGCTCTACCTCTCATAGAACACATCAAAAGATTTTGATATTCCAAATCATATTGGAGAATACTTGCTACTTGATCTCCAATATCATTTACCTCACATAATATAAAAGCATTATTATAACTCTTTGCCATTTCATATATTATATTTGGAAATAGCATGGGCTTAATTTCGTTGTTTCGATACTTTGCCACAACTTTATGTGGAAACTGAGTAATATCGACAACAACAAATGCCGAATAATCTTCACTAACGCCTCTAGCAACGTCTACTGTTATAACATAATCATGATTATCCTGCGGATCCAGATAAACATCTAAACCCTTATTACTTGTCTTTGGATTATCATATACAAATGTTCTAAGTTTGCTTGGAGCAATCAGAGTATCAACAGAACCCAGGAACTCACACTCAAACTCAACTTTAAACTGTTGTTCTGAAGTGTTTGCGATAGTGGTTTCTTTCCACTTTAAATCTCTTCCTGGAACTTCACTCCAATGAACATCTGTTGGAATATATTCATTCTTACCTTTCTCAGCATCGTGCCAATATCTATAAAAGTGGTTCATCCCGTGAGGGGTAGAAACCATTATGACTTTCGTGCTTTTACCAGAAGTAATAGTAGGATAAACAGATGCAAAGAAGGAATCTGCGATATGGTTCGGAACGAACGCGAATTCGTCGAGAAAGAGGATATTGAACGACATGCCTCGGACAGCACTCGCAGATGTAGAAGCTGCCAATATCTTACTGCCATTTTCTAACTCGATAGAACCTT